AAGTCTGACACCTGAGCAAGCTGAAACTATCTACGAAAAGCTTAGTGCTACTGAAGAATCCTTTAGGCAACTGCGCAACACGATCAACCATTACACTCTAGTAGGTGAGCCTGAAGAGTTAGAGCTTGAAGGTAATACTAATTACACAATGGGATGGCAGCTTGAAGATGACGGCGAGTCACATCTGCGTGGCATGGAAGCCTTCGCTGCGGGCGGTATGGATGCATACAATGAAGCCCGAGGTTACGGTGTAGTTACATCGGATGATTGATCCCCTGCCCCCCTCAATTAAGTGAGAGGGGGGCAGTTGATAAATCAAATTACAAAACAATTAAATGATGGAGGTTTAGCATGGCTAAGCAAGAGGTGACGTTCGCCGATGCATACGCTGCACTAGAGAATTGGTACTGGCATGTCGTTCGTGAGTACGCAGATGAGTATGCGGATCGGCGTGAAGAATCAGTCAAGATGTTTATGGAGCAGGAGGAACTCGATGACGAGGATGAGGTGGATCAGTGTGCTGTTGATGAGTACATGTATGAGTGGCTGCATGAGACACTCGATGGATGTGAAGAGATTATCTATACCGCCAGATCCAAGGCTGTTTTACTCGCATCAAATAATGAAGACGCCTATCTCGAAGACTTTGGTGAGCCAGCGCCGACAGTGCATGTTGCTGCAATGTGGGCGTTGCATCGAGACATCATGGAGCGACTATGACCTGGAAGAATAAAGGAAACTATAAGCCATACCCTGACTGGGCTCAGCGTGGTCCATGGATAGAGAAGAAGTGTTGTGTGTGCGGCATCAAGTTAGGTGGTGCTGTACCGAAACCATTCGCAGAAGAATCGATGTGCTTCGGATGTCCGGAGCCAAACGTGTCAGACCCCCAATGTAATATTCCGAAGGAGGAATTATGAGCCGTAGTGTTAGTGGAAGTATTGTAATTAATGAAGATGAGTTGGCCGAGTTTGTTCGATCGGAGATTGATAGCTCTGACTTCGGCTCGATGATGACCGATGCTGCAAGCGAAGCAATGAGTGACTGGGACTTGGATGAGATGCAGTCCAGCATTCAAGAGTTAGATTCTAGTTTGGATCGTCACGATGACAGGATTGATGATCTTGAGCGCAACATTGAACAGCTTATGACTATCGAAACCAACCCATCCAATGGACCCGTTGATGTTAGCCCGGAGGTAGATGCTGCGCTGAAGAAACAGCATCAGCGGATCATGGATCTCGAGGCGGCTATGTTGGCAGTCTTTGAATATCTAAATGATGAGTCGCAACGTTTGCTGCATGGTCATGCAATGGCTTTTGATATGAAGATTAAAGGAGGTGAGTAATGGAACTCGATGAACTAACGGAAGCAATGATCGCTAATCTTATGAAGCAGAACGAACTGCTTAAAGAAAGATTAAGGTTAGAAATAGAAGAGAACTATCGTCATCGCCAACGGCTAATGGATGAGGAGGACAATCTTCAATGGTGAAACAAACCAGTAATCCAATACAGGATTGGCGGTTTGTAGCACTCACTCCTTTGTACATTAAAGTTTTGCTTAGTTTGCTAGATCAAAAACTAAAGAGGCATAAACCGAAACAGCCTTTAGCAAACGAACTCTACACACTCATGCATATATTGGAGCAAGCATGTCTATCATCGGACGATACATCTTCGGACGAGTCGCAAAACCGAAACCAATCCGAATCCTAAAGAACGGCACGCTTAGCACAGCTAAGAACCAGGATACTAACTCAACTACTTATCTATCTGCGTGCCATAAACATGAGGTAGAAATTGACCAAGAGTTTTTGCAGCACCTGAATGATAGAGACAGGCGTGCTTGGTCTTCAGATATTGATTGGATAATGACAGGAGATTCTATTCAGTATGCACTAGATGAGACACGAGCGATTGGCTTGCGCATGAAGGCCGAAACATTTGCAGCGCCTCGTAGTGTGGCAGCATGTAGGCTGTGTGACTGGAAGACAATGTGTCGCACTGATCCAACAGGTGACATCGACAATTGGTTTGGTGTTCGTGATCGCACAGGTGATTACAGCGGGGCGGGTAAGTCATACCAGATCCCAGGCCGTGGACCATTGCATCATGATCGTGCATTCATTGTGTCTCCATCACAGTTGCGCAGCTACATGATGTGCCCACGTCAGTGGTACTTTAGTTACAAGCAAAACAAAGAACCATCGAGGCAGGAGTGGAGCAAGGTATCGGCTCGCACCCTGGGCACGTTAGTGCACGAGGGGTGCGCCGCCTTAGCCTATGCTTTCCTTGGTTATAAAAATGTAAGTAATACTGTGTTCAAGCAGACTACTGCTGATCTAGTATTGATTGCTAGGCTTCGGATTGATCAAAGAATAACCGAGTTAAAACAACATATTGAAGCATTGGATGAGGACTTCAAAGCGAGTGAATGTGCATATACAGCAGTGAGAATGTTTCTCTTGGCAACGAGGAACTTGCAGTGTATCAACGAGTACGAACAGCGCAGAGTCTTTCGTGTGCCTGGCACTTACATGTGGGTAACATGTCAGCCTGATCTGATTGGCACTGACTATGATGGGAATACAGTTGTACTTGATTACAAGACCAGCAGTAGCCAGCAACTCGATACCGTATCCGATAACTATTTAAACCACCCAGCTATGTTCTTATATGCTCATGCTTATAAGGCAGGCTTGCCCGTGAAGGAGATTAAACATGGGTCTTAAGATGATTGATTATACCAACGACCAGCGAGGGATGATGACCATGGTGTATGGTCCGCCCGGTGTAGGTAAAAGTACACTGGCTGCCCGCATCGCAGGCTTAAGTGATGGTGTCGGTGTAGCACTAGACTTCGAAGTTGGTATGCAAGAAGCATTGCGAGAGGTGGGTAAGGACACCAAGCTGTTTGATCTATCTGAACCAAGCAGCACGATGGGCGGCGATGTCGTCGAGTTCCTTAAACAACTACGCAATAAGAAAGAAGTGAAGTGGGTTGTCATCGACACGCTAAGTGAGATGGCATGGTCATTACTTCAGGGTATATCCGGTAGCAATCAGACCACACTAAAGATGTATGGCGACCGGAAGAAACAACTGAAGATGATTATGCATGAGCTAAAGAATCTCTCAAAGCTAGGTAAGAATATCTTAATGCTCAGTCATGAAGCTGTCGGTGAGGTCGAGGGATTACCAGGTTATTACGCACCCGAGTGCCCGAAGAATGATCGGGTAGATATTGTGGGTACGTTTGATCTGGTTGGTAGGTTGCAGGTCTTAAGCAAGACGCAAGCTGCTGCATTGAATCTCAAACCAGGAGCACAGGTGCTTAACCTGAACCGTGATCCTCAGTTCGTAAGCAAGTGTCGCTATCGTATCTTTAAAGATGGCGAGACTCAGGTTGTGCCAGTCGTTAGCGAGGACGATGTCCTTGCCTTTATCAATAAACTCAACAAGCGGTAGGAGGCTAATATGAGTTTTATGAATCGGATGAATGAAGCGAGTGCCCAGGGTGATACGGAGTTTGCTCCGCTGCCCGAAGGTACTTATACTGCACGGCTCTCTAATGTGGAGACCGAGCCCCACCCTGATGACGGCATCATGCGCACGTCACTTGAGTTCACCATTACGGATGGTGAGCACAACAGTCGGAAGGTTTGGGACAAAATCAAACACGCCGACACTATCTTGTGGAAAGCGGGAGCTATCTACAATGGCATGGGTATCAAGGGCGACCTTGATGGTTGGACTGATTGGGCTGCTGCCGTAGGCGACCAAATCAATCGGTCCTTCCTTATCACTACGAACAACCGTTCGTACAATGATAAGGTGTACACTGGGGTCAAGCGACTTCAGCCTAACGACGAGGTGCCATTCTAGAATGGCCATCAGAGTCTTAGGTATTGACCCTGGGTTTCGTAGCCTTGGCTGGGCTATCATCGAGTACGATGGTAGCCTGGCCAAGTGCGTCGAGGCTGGTGTCATTCGCACGCAGAAATCTAAACACAAGATCCCTGTCTGGCAGGACAACCAAGCTCGGTGCAAGACCATCGGCGAGGATCTTAAGAATGTCTGCACATCTTACAACATTAAACTGATTGCAGTGGAGGCTGAGAGTTGGACGAGAACCTCGAGCGATCGTGTGATTGGTATGGCTCGTGGTCTTATTTATGGATTGGCTGTTGATAACTGGCCGTTAACTCAGTGGCATCCGAAGGATGTGAAGCAAGAGTTGACGGGTAAGAAGTCAGCAAGCAAGACCGAGATCACTGAATGGCTATGCGACAACATCCCCGGTGCATCTAAGTATCTTATGCGGATACCGAAAACACAAAGGGAGCACGCAGCAGATGCCGCAGCTATTGCACTTACAGAAATTAAGCGAGGGAACCTTGTCAAACTCTACCTCATGGCGACAGGAGAAGCTGGGTAATTATGAATACGGCAAACCATATACGTTGAGAGCGCCGGGTACGAGTGCGCTTGAAGGGATTATTAATAATGCCCGCAAGGCTTTTGCTCCTGGTATCAAGACAGGATTCAAGCGGTTGGATGAAGCAGTTAGGATGTCGCCGGGTAGGTTGATTGTTCTGGGTGCTCGTCCTGGTACAGGCAAGACGACGTTGGCTACTCAGATAGCTGTGCAGATATGTAAGGGATACAAGCATGGTGTTGTGTTCTACTGCTCAGTTGAGATGGGACCAGCCGAGATTGGACTAAAGGCTTTGTCCTGTTTGTCCAAGCAGAATTGTATCACTCCATACGAAGAGCGTAATGAGGCTGGGATCACCCACGTTGAGACGCTAGTAACGATGGAGCAACACGTCCTTAGTAGGCTTCATGTTTATTACGGAATGCGATTAGAGGACATCCTCGAGGCTTGTGATCTACTGAAGAAGAACACTGACGATCCATTGCTTATGGTTGTCGTTGACTTTATTACGTCGGTCCAACCCATCGGTGAGTTTGCTACACGCAGTGAAGCGGTAGGCTCAGTATCCAAAGCACTTAAGGCTATGGCCAAACGATTAGATGTGCCTGTGCTTTGTTGTGCTCAGCTTAACCGTGGAACTGCAACTGCTAAAGCTCCGAGCATGAAGGATCTCCGTGACAGTGGAGAGATCGAACAAGATGCTGACTCGGTGCTGTTGCTACACAAGCCAGTCGATAAGGAAGGAGCACTGGCTGGTAAGGTAGAGATTATTATTGATAAGAACAGGTTCGGTACAATGGATAGTTTATCCCTGTATCCCGAGCTCCATCATCACAGATTTGAGGAGGGCTAATGCCGTATGATTTAGAAAGAATGTGTAATTCAATATCTGAAAACGAAATAAAATTTGAAAGGCCAACGCTTCATGAGGCTTGTAAAACTGTTATTGGTTATTTGATTCAGCCAGAAGAAACTCGAGCAACTAGGAGGCCGAGCCTAAAAAACAGAATGGCCGCAGAGTTAATTCGTCAATATGTAAAAGGATATGTTGAATTAGAATACGACCCAGGTGTAACTGTTGAAGAGCGGAACAAACGCCTCGCAAAAAAATAAAGAATGGTCACGGAGTTAGGTCGAACGCCCGTGGCCGGTAGGCACTTTATCTCTGGGAGATCGGACGCCTAGAGATAACACACCCCTCCCCCTTAAGGGGGAGGGTGTGTCTACCACTTAACTTTGTTAGCCCAGTATGCAGCAGACGTTTTACCTTTAGCAATGTTCTTACGGTGACGAGCCTTGAAGGACTTACGTTTAGCCTTCATGCGGGCAGACTCACCAGCTTTAGGTTTACCTGCTGTGCTTGCACCCTTCTCACCAAAACGAATCATACGAATCTTACCGTTTACTTTAACTAATACGGCATGAGATTTTTTAGGGTGTCCTGGTGTTCGCTTAGGTTTGTTTAAGCCTGCGAATGTTTCACCTCTATACTTAATAGCCATCAGCGTTTCCGTTTCCGCTTTGATGTGCCGGCTGCTAAACCGTGACGTGAATATTGTTTACCCGCACGCGTTGCTGCTCGTTTCTTTGCAGCTGCTTGGCGTAGCTTCGATCTACCAGACGACGTGCTTTTCAAACGGCTAATCTTTTTAGAGGGAAGGTACACACCTTTCTTTTTACCGCCTGACCACTTCCACTTTTGTTTGCTCCAGCGAGACAGCGACGTTTTCTTTTTGGCTCCGCCGTATCGTCCGCCCATTTGCTTGTAGTATTTTACCGCAAGCTGCATAGCTCGAGCGCTATGCTTGCCACCCATCTTTGCTCTAGCTTTTGCTACCGCTCGTTTCCATTTACCAGGATCGAGCTTCTTTGCGGTAGCCATTTACCATCTCCACTTCATACCTACGGTGCCTTGCCAATCGGTGGCACCGCCCCACTCGGCTCCGGCTGACAACTGGGCGGTGAGGTCGAAGTCTCGTCCGAGCGTATGTCTAACAGCAGCACCAGCATTCCACCTATGATGATTCCCAGTAAGAGAAAGATCAAGGCCACCAGTATCAGTAGGACGTAGTACAACAGGGGGAATTATTCGGAGGGCTTTTTTCCCTGGGAAGCGGCTGCCTCCAGGGCAGCCCGCTTCTGCTTAGCTACATCTTCCATGCTGATACCAAGCACACCAGACACAGCACCAAGGACTGAAGCAATGATAGCCTCGGTCGGAAGGTTAGGGAAGAAGTGCTTAGCCAGCACGGGGAGGAGTGCTGCTAATACAGACAGCCACAGCTTACGGCTTTTCATCTTATCCATTAGTACAAATCCTTTTTCTTTTTCTTTTTCTTTTTGCCTGCTTGTGCAGCCATCTTTGATTTGACTGCTTTGATTTTCATCATAGGAGTTTTGCCGTACATTATTTAATCCTTTTTTCTTGCAGCCATCTTTGATTTGACTGCTTTGATTTTATCGGCTGCCATCTTTGCACTAGACTTAATATTTTTCCCAGTTTTTCTAGGATTAATTACTGAGCTAACCATGTCACCAGCAAGCTGAGCGAATCGTTGGTTTGTATCGCTTGCCTTTTGTTTCTTTCTGGCGGCGCGCTGTAGCTTCTTTGACTCTGCTTGCTGCATAGCACGACGGTTAACACGCTGACTCCTTGTAAACTTATAAGGCTCGGAGTACGGACGGTCGAGTTTTTCTGTTGTGTCCATACCCAATTCTTCAGCTGCTTTTTTCTGGCGCTGAAATCTTCTGTTCTCACCGAACCTTTTTGCTTTCGCTACCAAAGGGTCTTTGATTTTTTTAGTCATTACTTGCTCCGTTGATCCCAGCGTGCTGGGTTTAATCTCATGTCGTAGTGAGTGAAGGTGTCGTACCTTCCAAGCCCACCGTTAGGAATAACATTCTGTTCCATCATACCAAGGATACGATGCTGTAATTCAGTAGGCCCCATCTCTGTAGCCACAAGATCAGCTGCCGTATTCTCTACATGCTGACTGTTCTTTGCTCCGCCGACGTTGGCGTTGTGCTGGGGACAACGATAGGATGAGTTGATCTTCAACGGACCAACGACGTTGCGGATACTCTGTAGTGTCCATGCCAGGTGTCGAGCAACATGCTCGTTCCCAAGCGCTTTGCAGCACTTGCAGCGGAACTCGTCCGGGTGAAAGTTGGGAGGCCAGCCGGGTTCCATTAGTATTCCACAAGGCTATAAACTGCTGAGTTAGTAGCATCGTTAAGATAAATAGTAACACCAGCTTGCATGGCTAAAGTAAGTGCTGCTCCTGGCTGGAGAAGAATACCAGTAGCCGCTGCGTTAGATGTGCCAACGTACATATTAACCGGCCCGTGATTTGATACAACTACTGTGCCATCTCGCCCAATGATTTCATCATGGCCACCAGCTACGGTAGCTTTAGTAGTCCTGGTAGAAGACGACCAAACTGGATTGTTCTTATTAAAAAAACTCATTGCTCTTCCTATGAATGTACCGGCTTCCCGGCTTGATAATTATTAACAACTTGCTCTGCACTTAAAGTAGCATTGTAAAACCGAACAGTATTAACTCGACCCTCAAGGTTAGCAGAGTTGTTTTGTGCCCGCCCAATTTCCCAGTCTACAACATCGTTATCCATTGGCCCGCCTGTTGCAACACTAGCTTCAAGTGCGCCGTCTACATACAGCTTTAATGTCACTCCATCATGCGTTACCATGTAATGATGCCAATTATTATCAGCAAAATCAGTTGTAGTCTGACATGACTTTAAAACACCACCAACAAATATACCTGCAAAGGCAACGCCCGTATTATCTTTTTGGCTTAAAATAAAACAACGATTACCACCTGTATCATCACGACTAATTAATCTTTCAAAAGATCCTGCTGGCGCTGCATCGTTCTGACTAGCCCATGCTTCGACTGACCAGTTGTTTGTAAACTGTAGGTTTGCTGGGTTGCCGATCGTGTAATAATCATTACCATCAAATGCTGGCGGCGCAGTAACTGCACCAGTCATACTGTTTGATCCCGTTGCATCTGTCCAAGCAGTAGTTGTCATACCACTAGGTAGGTACTGACTTACAAGATTCTCTTGCGTTACAAACGGAGTATGAGCAGCTAAACCAGCATAATAATTTTTAAGTATCTCATCGGGGCTAAGTATTTTTTTATAAACACGAACAGTATCAATGAACCCTGTCCACCGATTGTAGGTACTGCCAGCAATTTCGAAGATGTCTCCATCGCTAAAATTTGTATGAAGCGTAGTGCTATTACTCAGCGCTCCATTGTAATAATGTTTTATGGTTGCTGGCGCACCATCACCAGGTGTGACTGTCATTGCAATGTGTGACCAACCTTGAAGCAAAATATCAGGAACAACATCTTGCAAACTAAAATATGCTGGTTGGTACATGTCCATATCTAAAGGACCAGAAGCACCTATTGCATTCTCACGATGAACCCAACCACCATTAGGACCTGTACGTCGTGCTCCCCAAAGAGTAACTTGACCAACATCAGTAGGGTCTCGAAACACCCAGCCATCTAATGACCAGGGTTCTGTCGCTTTAATAATATTGCCAGCATAAGCTGTGCTTACCATGTCGTCTGATCCAGCACCGCCACCACGAAAAAAATAATTAGCAAGACAAACACCTGCATTGTTTGCTGTGCCGTTGTTGCCGTTAATTGTAATGTCGTGCCACGTTGCAGTAGCTTGCTCCCCACTGAGAGAAGAAAACCAAATGTCTGCATCGCTTATTGGGCGTGGCTGAAGAAGAAATGGATTCATTTCTTTTTCTTAGGCGCAGCTTTCTTTTTAGCTGCTGGTTTTTTCTTTGGTGCTTCTGGTTCTGGAACTTCTACCTGGACAGGTGTTCCTGCTGGTCCAACATAAATAGTTTTTGTAGCCATGATTGCTCCTTATCTAGCTCGATCTTCGGCTTGTCGTTTAATTGTTTGCTTTCTTTTGTCAGCTTTTCTTTTTAATTCTGCTGCTCGTGCTCGAGCGGATCGCATTTCTTTTCTTGCTGGACCAATTGCAACCTCTGCTTCGATCATTACATTTCGTCTGCGAGCAAGTTTGTTTTTGCTTTCCCCTTTGAGCAGGGCTGACTCATACGCTTTTTTTCTTCTGTCGTAATTATCAATAGCTACATAATAAGTTTGAAGTGATTTTACAATTGGCTCTATGTCGCCTTCGAGATCAGCACGTAACTTATTAAGCTCGTCTTTTTCTTCTTGGTCTCGAGCTGTAACTAGCTTGGGCTTTAGTTCTTCTTTGGCAAAAACGCTTGGTTCCATTTTGCCAGCGCCTTCAATGATTCCTTCGTAAAGAGTTTCTTCTAAGCCTCGTACAAATGCATCAATTGCTTTATTGCGAGCAGGCTGCCCAATCTTGCGAGGCTCAACAATCGGTCGTTCTTTGAATCGCATGTTAAAAATTACAGGCCAGAAGTTATCATTTAAGAATTTATTTTTTTCTTCAGATGACATGTTTGCCCATTGAGCTTTGTCGTCCCTTACTAATTGCTCTTGCATAAGTTGTCTGTACACAGAGAACTCATCTGCTGGAGTAATAGTTTGTTGCTGTGTAAGAAGAGCATTAAGAAACCTGCTTTGGTCTTTGCCGATAGCAGTAGCTAATAGTCTTTTGTAAGTATTACCTTGGCCATAGTCCTTATTGTAATCAACAATAAAGCTACTGACGATACTTCCGCCAAAGGTCATAAGATCTAAAAGCTCTTTAGTTTGACCACGCTCTTTAGCTGCGACTTGAGCAAGCATAGTCTTACCAAACTCATTAAGATTATCAGCGTCTTTGCCTGTTGCTTTGTTAGCTAAAGATGCCAAGTAAGCCTGCATACCTAAAGCATAATTCAAAAGACCAATGCTTGTTTCAAAGCCGTTAGCGTTAGCCCAACTAAAGTACTTATAAAAACCAGGTTCACTACTTCGAGCAGGCAACACAGCCCCTAAAGTATTTACATCACGCCGGAACTTGCTGTCCTCTTGGAGGGCTTCTGATTCCGGATAGCGCATACTTTGAAAAGCTGTCAGCACCATGCCTCGTCGCACACCACGCAATGTTTGATTGTAGCTTTTTTGAAGCATAATGTTTTTACTGTTTGTAATCACATCGTTATCAAAGAAAGGCTCAAACACAGTGCTTGCAAGCAAACCTTTTTTGCCAAAGCCATCGACAGCTAAGTAAGGAAAACTAATAAACTGACTAAAGAACAAACTACCAACAGCACCAAGCCCGCCGCTACGAATTGATTCAATAAAGCGTGGAACATTTCGATAGTTAAAGATTCTTCCTGATACTTTTTGAACAGCGTGAGAAGCTAAGACCTTGCTTGTAAAATCGTTGGATCCATTTTTTCTTACATCAGAGTAAGTTTTTTTACCGTTCCTAGAAAGCTGGTAGATTCCTTTGTTGTCTTTATAAAAAGTTGTGTAGCCTTTTCGAGAAACACGAAACGATGCAGCCGAACCTGGTTCCATTGCATCTAAAAGCTGACGCCCTTCGAGATACTCACGAAGAACCTCTGCTCGTCTAGGCGCAGCGTCGCCTTGTTTATACATAAAGTCTTGAAGCTTCATAACTTGTTTGGGTGCAGCAAAAGTTAAATCCATTGCTGTGTTTGCAACAAGCCCTGCTTTGGTTGTGTCGATACCAGTAACAGGAAGACGACTTAACGATCGCCTTGCTGCTGTTCCAATCTCAACATTAAAACTATCCATTGCATCTAGAGCAGTGTTTGCACTGATAGACTCAACTGCTTCTACAATATCTAATGCATCTTTATCGAGCTTAGATCTTTGCGCAGCGCTCAAAAACCCTTTGGGGTTTTTAGCGTGCGCATAAAAGATCTGTTCTGTCCTTGCAACTCGAGCACTAAGACCAGCCATTGTTTCACCAGTAGTCATGCTGATTGCTAAACTGTTACCAACAATATTACCCAACTGAGTTATAGCAGAGCGAACAGTTAAACCTGCTTTCATAATCGAAGTTGTCTTGCCGATCATTCCTTGCATGTCTCTAGAAAGCTGAGCATCCCAAGCTACGCTTTCAATAAACCCTTTGTTCATTGGGATGTTAAAAAGATTATCTGTTGATAAAGCCTGTGGTGAAATAGTAATTTGAGAATCTACTACGCTTGGTGCGTCGGTAACACCAAGATCGCTAAGCTCGCTATAGATACTGCTTGTTAGCGGCATAGCTTCTTGTATTTCTTTTTGAAGAGCAGATGCCCTTGTTGCTTCGGGCTGAGTAAACCTTTCAAGGTTTCTAGATAAAATGCCTGCCTCTTGAAGCTTAACTGTTTTACTCATGTTGTTAAGAGTAAAAGTGTTTTGCTCCATGTCTCTAATAAAACGACCAACAGGACTTGATTGCTCAACTGTATCAAGACTTCCAAAGGCTGCTTCAATTTGCTGCTTTGTTAATCGAGATGTGTATGAGGTGCCGTGCTTTTTATTGTGCTGCTCAATAATCTCAGGCGTTATTTTTACATAACTTTCGTTGTACTTATCTTTAAAGATTTGCCTTAAATCCTGATGATAAACTTCTTGAATGGTCTCAACAAACTCATCAAACTTACCGCTATAAGAATCTAAAATTTTAGATTTGCTTGCATAGGAAACAGCGGTTTCTCCTGGGACATCAGCCAAAGCATAAGCAAGAGACTGAGGTCTCGCTTCGTTACGGAACACTGTGTAGTATGTATACTTTGATAATGCTTCTAACGGTGAATCAAGATAGTTAATTTTAAAACGTTCGTTTTCTAGATTGTTCATTGAAACAAACGCACTGGACTTTGCTTGAGACTGCAATCGCCCAGACAAATTACGAGCTGCATCTTGCATAATTAATAGTTTGGTTTGATCGGATTTAATTTGATCAAAACTATTTTCAATTATGTTAATAAGATCTGCTGTTGCTAAAACAACATCGCCTGCACGATACTCAAATTTTGTTGGCATACTTGCCAGCATTCTAGATGCGCCAACAGATCCCTTAGAAAACTCAGCAGCAGGAGGCAGGCCACTAAAAGGTAAAGAGTAATCATCCAAGAAAACATTAACGTTTTTCTCTAGGTTTTCTAATTCAGTGTTTGATAAACTCTTACGCTTTTTACCGGTAGCATCTGTTGCATAAGCAGCAACAAGTTGGTCGCTAATGTTTTTAGAAACATTTTTGCTTACCAGCCCTCTAAAAGCATCGCTCATTAAAAGGGTGTTTCCTTGGTTAAACACTTCCATAACGTTAGCTACAAAAGCATTGCGCTCCATTTCAGAACGACCAAGCTTTTCCATTTTTTTAATGTAACGCTGCATCTTAACATCAAAGCCCTTGCTCCATGGGCGCACAAGACGAACAACCATTCGCTTTGATGGGCGTCGTGTGCCATCATCATCAAGGATCATAGCTGCATTAGTAACAACCGGGCTTTCCATAAACGCACGCTCTTGCGCTTCAAACCTTGTTTCGCCTGTAGACTTAACAACACCAGGACCGTGCGACTCTTGCATGACATGCATAGAGTTTACCTGACGATACAGTGCATACTTTTCAGCAGGGCTTAAGTCCGAAGCATTAATATCAATAATAGTTTTCCGAACAGGAATTGTTTCGTTGTTATTAACTTTGCGCTGCAGCTTATAAATTTCTCGTTTAAAACTAGCGCTAACATTCTTAGGCATTTTTGCTGTTGGATCAGTTATAACAGCAGCAGCTTCGTTTGCTAAATACTCACGGGTTCCTGGTATCTCACTATTTATTTGCTGAGCCTTAGCTAGCTCTTCGTTGATTAGCTTTCGTGATTTTTGCATGTCACGAAATATAACCTCTGCTACAATAGCTGCTTCAGTGGCTTCGTTTGGAACAAGGTCTGGACCATCAGGGCTTTTAACATAGCGCTTATCTGATCGTGATCGGTACCAGTTAACATCTAAATAATAATTGTTATCTAATCGGGCCAACCCAAACGATCGAGCAAGCGCTCCTTTGCGAGGGGCGTTTGCCATTCTAGCAGAAGCTTGTTTGCCTGCTTCTGCTTTCATAAACATATTAGGACCATAAGCATCAAAGGCTTCAAACCTAAAGTCTTGAGCCTTTGCTGTTTTGTCAGCTATTGCATGAACAGATCCTTCTTCGAGCTCTTCTAATGCTCGAGCTAAAATAGAAACCCGATCATCAAGACCGTTAACATAGTTTCTATTTGCTTGAGCTTTATTTGCGTCGGTTGCTGCTGTTGCGTTTGATTCAAGCTCTTTAACTGCTTTATTTAATTTAGCAAAAATTCCTGTTGTTTTACTATCAAACGTTTCTTTGATTTTAGAAAAAGTTCCCCCAGAAACACTCATTAACTCTGGAATAATTTCGCCTTCGGCAAGCGCTGTAAGCTCATCAGTTATAGTTTCAAACTTAGCACTAAATGTTTCTGATTGTTTTTTAAGGGACAGCTGCTGTGAAGCGTCTCGAAGTTTTTCAAGCAGCGGTCTTTTTTTGTCGAGAGGAATCTCAAGCCTTGCAACTTGTCCGTATACACTCTGCAAAGGAACCAAAGCTTTATTAATAACTTTAAAGTTTTTGCTGTCTATGTTTTCAATGACAGCATTATACATATCGTTAACTCGTTTTTCTAACTTGCTAAAATCTTTTTCGATCTGGGGTTTTGGTTTAGCTTCAGCTTTTGACTCAGCTTTAGTTTCAACTTTTTCTTCTACAGTTTTTTGTTTCTTTGGTCGTTTATCAAACTGTTTAAGCTGAACAGGGGACTCACCCTTTTTGGTTTTTTCTAAACGAGCAAGTCCTTTGTTTAAACGATCTACATTAAACGGAGCTTTTTGACCGCCTTCGGTTTCAATGTATTTGCGAAGCATACGCACCATACTAGCAACCGGCCCTGTACCAGGAACAGCTTTAGCCATGCGACTAAGGGCTGCATCAAGTTTAGGGTCAAAGCCAACAGGTGTATCAGTAGGCGCTTCTGGTGCAGGCCGCTCTTTCTTTAATCGTTTTTCATATTTAGCTAAAAGTTTTTGAGCTAATTGTTCTTGAGTTGAGCCTTTAAATTTAAACGTTGCTGCGCTTTGTTTAGCGCCGCTCGCCTTAAAGCGAGCGAGCGCCTCTTTAGCGGTTGGAATAGTTCGAGTGCCTTCGATGCCAGGCGCATCTGGTTTACCAACCTGAACAGGAACTGTTTCTGTTTGATATAAAGGAGCACCTTCTTCAGTACCAACAACATCTGTAAGACGCTGTTGCTCAATGCGACCAGGTGCTTCAGATGTAATAGCAGCTACAGGTTCTGTAGTGCCTTTGCGCTGTGTCTTTTTGAGGCGATAGGTTTCTGCCGTCTTAGGATCGTACTGAAACAATTCTTCAAGAACTTGTTGCTCAGAAAGATCTTCTACTTCTTTGCGTGCTTTTTCTAGTTTCTTTTGTTTGTCTCGCTCTAGTTTAGTTCCACGATCTGTATCACGTAATCGAATGGTTCGATCCCGCTCTTGTGCTCTGTTAAGTTCAGATCGAGCACGTCGAATATCATCATTAATAGATTGTAACTCTGCTCGATCAAGACCTCGTTCAACCTGTTCAAAACCTCGAGCAGGCATATCATCTAAATCAAACCCTCTAATTGGTTGTCGATCTGCTTCTCGAATTTGTCCCTGCAACTCATCACGGCGACGAATTAAATTACTAAGTTTTTGTTCGGCTTCGGGAATGCCTTTATCTCTGCGACGCTTAAGCACTGCTAAGATGTGTTCTACTTTGTTGGCGTTGCCTCTAATAGCAGGACGAGTTTTTGTTTTCTTAAAACTAATAGGCGGAGATTGTTTAGCAGCAAACTCATTAAGCTCAGGGGCTTTCATTTTAGAAAGCTTGCGAACAAAAGATAGTCGCCCTGTGTCTTCTTTCATCCGATCATTAGTGATCTTATCAATTAATTTTTTACGAAAGTTTGCAATAGAACTAGTTTGGTTTTCTTCTACAAAAAGTCGGAATTGTTTTTGTTCAGACTCTTGAACCAACCCACGAGCCCTTGCCGACTTTATAAGAAACGGTGTTGGTTTTTTGCCAAGTTCTGTTTGGATAGCAACACGTTGTAAGTCTCGTGCACCGCTTTCGCTTTGCAATTGCTGCAAACGTTTTTCGTTAAACTTAACATTAGATAAATTTAAATCAGGATAACTGACAAAGACATCATCC